AGATGTCGCTCAAAGTTGTCGCGGATATTTCGTCTACAATATCGCCCATATACTTGCGCAGCATTTCAACCTGGGACGCAAAGTCCCCGCGCAAATCAAGCAATACCTTTGACGGCATGGACGCCGCGAGCGGGATCTTATAGACTTCTTCGGAGCCTTCCAGCTGAAAGGTGAAAAACTCCGGTGCGTCCGTTCCAAATTTCCTCATTTAACCTTCCTCCGTTTTGGTTAAGCAGTCCACATACCATCGTCCGTGATGATGTAGATAGACTTTCCGTTCGAATCCGGGTAACAGGAAAGCGTTACCGGCCATCCGACCGCCGCATTCGACGCGAAGGTAACATCACCGACTTCGGTGATCTGTCCATCAGGAACTGCAATGATGATCCGTGCGTTTCCATCCTTCATGCAGAAAACCCAGGCATATTCGTCCGGCAGATATGCTCCAAGAGCCACCTGCGTCTGATTTCCGTGAGAAGCGTTCGCCGTTGAAAATGTCAGATTGGTCTTACCGAATGCGACCTCAAGAGCCGCCCTGTCGGTGGAGATCATCGTCCACTGAAGAGTACCGTCGAAAGATTCCAGAACCTTGCGGACGACAGATCCGCTCCAGTCCTTGATGTCCGTGGTGCTTCTGGACGGTGACAGCGTTACGCCGTCCTCTGAAACATACTCATTACCAACAAACGCCTGATTGATGGTGACGCCGGTCTTGCTAATGCTTGCCATCGTCGGCAAAGCCGTTCCAACAGGTGCGTGAAGAATTGCTCCTGTCGTACCCTGATCCGGTGCGCCGATGCGCACATCAGTTGTGTTCGGCATTGTTAATCTCCTTTATTCTTGTAAGTATCTGCGCCTTCAAAGTGGCGCGTGAAAGTGTTGGATGGAGTGGGTCTGGATTGTTATAAGGCAGGGTCATAACCTCAGAGTAATAACACGAAGTGCCGACTTCTTTACCCGCTAATTCACGAACCCAGCCACAGATTTCAGTTGCAGCCGTCATCGCATCCGCCTGATCCGCGGCATAAACGTCAAAATCGACCTGATTGATCTCTATGACCATGTCATTCGTATATCCGCCTGTTCGTGTGACGTGCACGTGCGGCAGCGCGCTCCCTAACGTTGAAGGGATCGCATGAGCTGACGCGCTGTATTTGTCTGTGTTCAATAGCGTGTATAAAGCCGTTTCAATATCATTGTTAATTCTCATGGGTGAACCGCCTTCGTTAAGACCTTGTGTACCGCCTCCAGATATGCGCCGGTGTATTCGTCCGAAGAAACGAAACCGCCCGCTGTGAACATATTGTTCCGGCCGGGTGCATAATTAAAATGCTCTCCAGCTTCCATCGCGATTCGTTCTCCGGCTGTATCGACTACCGCCTGCATCTCCGGAGACTTGAAAATCTCCATCCATCCTTTGCCGTTGTGTTCTATTACTATTTTTGCGCTCATTAGCCTTCCCACCTTGCCAGTGTGCAGCGTGTTGACGACGCCCCTCCAAGCGGTGAGCGTGTGTGAAAAACCTCGCCCTCGATCTCGTAGGTGTCGCCGTTCCATACGATGCGGTCTCCCGCCTTAATGTCCGCATTATACGGTGCCCTCAATGTTCTGTGATCCGGTACCTGAAGCGTCCGGTCGTAGTCCCGGCTCGTTGCCTGCGCCGTTACCTGACAACGGTTAATGGTGTGCTCGGTGGCCTTTGACCAGTCGAACACTTCCATTCCGTTCTTCGTCGTGACCGCCGCCCTTTTTACCGTGACCGAATCTCTCCAAAAACTAAGCGGCATGACTGCTGACCACCTTGTAAGGTTCCAGAGCGCTCTTCATGTTTGACGTGAGGCCTGCGGCAATACTGGACGCGCTTGACGAATAGCTAACCGATACGCCGTCCGCGCTTTCGGAAGTAACGCCTGCGGAGACAGAAAGAACGCCGCTTGTGATTGCGCATACTGCCTCGACTAAATCCGGGACAGCGTTTGCGTCATATCCTGCGGTGTATGTAACCTCAATGCCTCCCCATTTGCTCGTCCAAAAATTCGGAAAGCTCCTTCGGATAAGTCCATCATCTCGCCATTCGTAGTCCGTAATTGTGACGCCGTTCTCTTTGATGGATTCGATTTCGCTGACATAACTCGCTGGCAATCGTAAGACGACCGGCTCATTTGCCGGTTTTGCCGTACACTCCAATGATGGAGCAATGTGCCATCCGCAATAATTTCTCACCGCCTGCGAGGCCGCGTTGAGCGCAGCCTCGACTCGCGGATTGTCTTTGTATGCGTTGTTGGTAATGTCATGAAAATCGTCCTCGTAGATGAGCGGCTCCAGCGCCTCTACGTCATAACCCCATGCAGTTCTCATTTATCTTGAGCGCGGCGGGACTTATTCTGCGGGGTTGTTGCTCGTTTCGTTGAAACGTCTTTCGCTTTGACGATCGGCTCGGCTCCTGGGTATCTTGGAAGATCCTCGTCTGCAATCTGCCATGTCGACCCTCGCCAGCGATATTCTTTTAATGCCATATCGCGCTCCTTTTCAGCTTATTAAGCCTCGGTACTGGTAGACTGTCCTGTGATCTTCACGAACGCTGCCGGTCTGCGAACGGCCAGAGCCAGACGCTCTTCGATCAGGATCGTGACAAGGTTGTACAGGAAGTCGTCCTCGTTCTGATTCGCAATGTCAACGATGACGCCGTTGTTCTTGCGGACGATGGATGCACCTGCCTTGAACGCGCCGACATAGCAAGTTCCAACGCTGACCGCGCTGGTAACTACGGTACGCAGACCCCAGATGGACGGCTGCTCGATCAGAGCTCCATTGCCATAAGGAGCGGTGATGAATCCGCCGCCGTAATACTGGCCGTTGCCATCTTTACGAAGCCGGATGTTCTGATAGTCGGTCGGGTTGATTACAATTGCGTCCGGAGCAAAACCGCTGTTGTTCTGTACGGTCATCATTGCTTTAAAAATTCCGTCCGGTGTAAGCGTTGACGCAGTACCAAGGCCGGAAGTGCCGGACAGCTCGGTCAGCAGGTAACTTTCTACTGCAAGCTGATGCTGATACATTCCGCGATTATTGATCGCGTCTGCAAGCCACGGAGCGTCCTCGATCAGCTCATCGGATTCCTTCATGTAAGAAGCGATCTTTGCAAGAGAAACCGTCTTCGCGGTAGGATCGCCGAAGCTCATCATCGGTTTCTTGTTTGCTTCTGTCGTGAAGGACGGACCGCCCTCAACGCTGCTGGATTCAACGAAGAAGGTCAGCGCGTTGCCGCTGATTCTTTCGGTCGAGAACAGGTCTGCAACCAGAAGCGGTCTGCGGTAGCCGATGATCTCCTTGTCATAGTCCACGAGCGCCGGTTTGATGCTCGTCGGGATCGTCATGGTCTCTGCGGCCTTATATGCCGGTGCCGTAAAGTTAAATTTTGTCTTCGGACTTACTTTGCCCTTGATCTGTTCGGCGACAAATTCGCCGAGGTTCGTGTATTCCATTTTCTTCTCCTCTGTGTCAGCCGGTGTTACTTCCGGGGTTTCAAGTTTCTTGATGAGGGCTTCTGCCTCATCGGCTGCTTTGATCTGTGCCTGAATATCCTCGACGGACTTGATCGCGTCGGTTAATTCTTCGGCTTTGGTCTCGCTGTTTTCGGTTTTGGCTTTAAGATCGGCCTTTGCCTCTTCCAGCTTCTCAAGTAATGTCATTGTTATTCCTCCAATAATTTGCGTGCTTTCTCCAGAAGTTCGTTCTTCATCAGCTCCTCATCGTTGGCCGTACCAGGCTCCTCCGATTTGGCTTTTGATTCTTCCTCCTCCGGTTTATCGTCAAGCTCACCCAAGACACCCTGAATGAGCGAGATCGCTTTTCTTAAATCCTCTGCGTCCTTTGCGCTGTTGCGGCGGCCGTCTTTCTCAAGCGCGGATTTAACGCTCAAAACAGACGTGTCCCTGTTTGCCGGATATAAAACAAGGCTGATCTCATGGATGTTGAGCTTTCGCAGCTCGTTCGCTTTGCGGCCATCCTCAAGTGTGACTTCGCCCTGATCCAAA